TTTTGCTCCGGGCGTGATGTCCCAATCGTTAATTACGTCAGCCAATCAACCTCATCATAACAAAAAAATAAGAATAGGGGATGTAATCCCTACTCTTATATTGTACGAACTTGCAAAGATGACCAAGGAGGAGAAAGCACAGTACCTTTCCCAGAAACAGGAGAGGGCATTGGCAGCCCGTGAGGCAGACATCACGCGCCGGGAACTGATGGCGGAAGCCAAGAATACCCTGGCTGAAAAGAAGCTTCCTGTGGGGCTTGCAGAAGTGCTTAATTACACGAATGCGGAGTCATGCAACAAGTCAATTGACGCAGTAGAGAAAGCCTTCCAAGAGGCTGTACAGGCTGCTGTGGACGAGAAACTTAAAGGTGGACCCGCGCCGAAGAAAGCACCGTCAGGCGGGGGTGATGACCTTGCTAAACAGGTGGAATCACTGATGATGGGAATTTAAGAAAGGATGGTAAAAGAATATGCCAATTAACACATTAGCAACTGCAACACTTTTTCAGAATACGTTGGATAAGGTGGCAATCCGGGAGGCTGTTACAGGCTGGATGGATGCAAATGCCGGACAGGTCATTTACAATGGAGGCGCAGAGGTGAAAATCCCGAAGATGTCCGTCCAGGGCCTGGGGGACTATGACCGGGACAACGGATACCAGCAGGGCGGCGTTACCCTGGAGTATGAAACCAGGAAGATGACCCAGGACAGGGGACGTAAGTTCCAGCTTGACCCAATCGACATTAACGAAAACAACTTCGTGACCACTGCGGCCGCTGTCATGGGAGAATTTCAGCGTGTTTTCGTGGTACCCGAGATTGACGCGTACCGCATCAGCAAAATTGCCACAGAGACGATTACGGCGAATAAGTCAGGAATGGTTTCCTATGGGTATACACCTGGAGCAACGGGTACCTCCGCACTCCGAAAAATAAAGGAAGGTATCAAGGCAATCCGTGAACTGTACAACGGACCTCTTGTTATTCACGCGACACCTGACATGATTATGGAGTTGGAGATGGAGCTGTCCGGGAAGCTTACCAATACAACCTTTTCAAAGGGTGGTATTGATACTCAGGTTCCGGCTGTCGATGGGGTACCGATTGTATCTACGCCGTCTAATCGCATGTATACAGCGATTACTATTTACGATGGTAAGACCTCAGGGCAAGAGCAGGGTGGATACATCAAAGGGACTACAGCAAAGGATATTAACTTCTTTATCTGCCCGCGGACTACACCTATTGCAGTAACAAAACAGGACATTATGCGTATCTTTGACCCGACTGTAAACCAGAAATTGAATGCATGGCAGATGGATTACCGGAGATTCCACGATATCTGGGTGCTGGACAATAAACTGGACAGTATCTATCTGAATATCAAAGATGCAGCGCCATCAGCATAAGGAGGTAGCAGATGAGGTTGATTAAGGATAATGTGGAGCGGATTGCTGAGAGTGAGACCCGAATCGCGAAGCTGAAAGCTGAAGGGTTTAAGGAGCTGGGAACCTCAGTGAAAGAGCTGGAAAAGCGGAACCCCATCCATGAGATGAAACTGGATGAACTAAAAACCCTGGCGAAAGAAAAGGGCATTGAAGGCGCGGCTTCTCTTACAAAGGCGGAATTACTGGCCGTCCTTAAGGATGTGAATTCCAGTGACTGATATTGAAAAGCTGAAAAAGCTGACAGGGGAGGGTGATGATATATTGCTCTCCCTTTTGCTGGATGAGGCCACAGCCTTTGTGCTGTCCTATACAGGCCGTACAAAGATTGTGACAGGTCTGGAAAAGGCAGTACGTGACCTGGCCGTGATTGCTCTAAACCGTATGGGTACAGAGGGCGAGGCCAGCCGGAGCGGCGGCGGAGAATCATATAGTTTTGATAATGCCCCAAAGCACATCTATGACACGCTGGACAGGTATAGGCTGGCAAGGATAGGAGGCAAGACGTATGAGGCTAAGACGGAGCAGGCTGGGAACGTACCATCACCGGGAGGCGATACCTAAAAAGGATAGCGAGGGTAGCTCATATTTGGAATATGGCCCAGCAGTATCCTTTAAGGCCGAGGAGTGGCCGGCAGGCGGGAAGGTACAGGCAGAGATGTATGGGCAGCGGTTGCCAAATATCCGCAACCTGAGAATACAAGGAATCTATAAGGAAGTACCGGGAACAGGTAAGGTAAGCTATGCAGTCAAGGACGGCCCAGTCATCACAGCCAATGATGGGATATGCTTATGTGTTGACGGTGACGCGGCGCCGGATTACAAGGTGATTGCTATATATCCATATCGTTTTCTGGTTCTGGAGGTGGAAAAAATATAATGCCTAATGGGATAGAAGGGCTTGACAAATTAATGAAGAAATACGGTGAACTGGCAGAACGGACGGTTGGGAATAACATAGTGAAGGCCGTTGGTGCGTCAGCTAAACTTGTGCAGGCAGAGGCAAAAACATTGAGTCCAAAAAACCAGGGCCAATTACGGAACAGCATCAAGTCCATGGTGGAGCATAGGGATGATATGGTGGTGGGGACAGTCTACACCAATAAAGCCTACGCCATGTATGTTGAGATGGGAACAGGACCTAAAGGCGCAGCTAACCACGCAGGGATATCCCCCGTAGTTAACCCGTCTTATACAATGTCCCCATGGTGGATACATGAAAGCCAGATAGATAAAGAAGTGGCGGAAGAGTATCACTGGTTTTACCTTGATACGCCGAATGGACGGTTTTACCAATGTACAGGGCAGCCTGCGCAGCCATTTATGTATCCTGCCTTAAAAAGTAACGAGGAGCGTGTGACCCGTAATATCTCAAACTATCTGGCAAGGGAAATAAGAAAGGTGTGTATATAATGATTAATGTCAAAGATGAAGTATATGCAGCCTTATGTACAGTCACAGATAATATAACAGACAGTTACCCCAGGGACTGGGAGCAGGACCTATCCATCCAGTATATGGAGGAAGATAATAAGGTTGTTGAGTACACGGACATGAAGGAGCAGAAAGCCTATGTCAGATATCGCATTGATATCTGGCACCGTAAGAGTACGTCGGCAGCAGCGGTAGCTGTGGATGCAGCAATCTCAAAGCTTGGCCTTCTGCGAACCCAGTGCCAGGATGTGGATGACCCAAGTGGTCTAAAACATAAACAACTGCGGTATGAGATGGTGATTGACGTGGAAACCAAGCAGGTCTATCACGACATATAAGAAAGGAGAATTGGATGTTAGCTAATGGCGCGAAATTGGGATATAAGAAGTCAGGAGGCTCTACATTTACAGACCTTCCAGGGCTTAAAGAAATCCCGGAAATGGGTATTGAACCAGAAAAGGTAGAGAATACTTGTCTGACTGACAAAAATAAGCAATACGAGAATGGTATTGGTGATGCCGGTGATATTACATACAAATTTAAGTATGATAATTCCAAAGCCGATTGCCCATATCGCATCATGAGGGCGGCACAGGATGCGGGAGAGGTATTGTCATTCCAGGAAACGCTGATTGATGGCACTAAAACAGAATTTGACGGACAGGTATCCGTAAAAAGAACTGGCGGCGGAGTAAATGGTGTGATTGAATTTAACCTTGCTATATCATTACAGAGCGATTTGACCGTGACGGACCCTGAATAATAAGGAGGATAATGGAATATGGGACAGTTTGGAATGGACGAAGAGAACGAGGCCGAGAAAAAGGTTGAAACAGTTGAGGAACTTAAGAAAAGAAGAAAAGCTTTTGCATATTGGACTGTTGGTGGAGAAGATTACAAACTTAAGCTTACCACTCAGCAGATTTGTAAATTGGAAGAAAAATTCCGATGTAATCTGGTGACGTTGATTATGCAGAGTGGTGGATTGCCACAGTTGGGAATCATGCTAACAGTGATTCAGGCAGCCATGACGCCCTGGAAACACGGCGTTAAATATAAGGATGTACAGGCCTTGTATGACCAATATGCAGATGAGGGCGGAACACAGATGGACCTCATGGTTGATGTTATCATGGAGATTATGTTGGTGAGCGGTTTTTTTACGGAGAACCAGAGGGAGAGTGTGATGGACAAGAGGGAGGACCTCAAGGACGAGATGTAACTATATCCGACCTCGTTTATGAGTTATACCCTCTTGCTTTGGATTGTGGCATAAGGCCGGATGAATTCTGGGGATATTCCTTGGGTGAAATCCGCGACGTTATGGGCTCATATGCGAGGATGGAGCAGAGGCGGGTTAAGGAACAGATTACCTCCCGCTTCCAATTATCTGACCTTATAGGGCTACACATGCAGAAGCTTTTTGACAACAAGAATGAGATTAATCTTCCAAATGTATGGGATATATACCCGGATTTGTTCGCCGAAGAACAGGAAGCTTATGAGGAGCGACAGAGAGCCGAAGCATTGGAACAGGCAAAGATATCCAGACGAGAATATGCCGCAAGGTTCAACGAGATGCGCAGGCAGCGTGGCCTAATTTAAAATATGGAACAGAAAGGCGGTGAGGATAACGGACGGTAGTGGAATTACCCTTGAAAAGCTTAAGGTCATCATTGAGGCGTACACGAAGCCATACCAGGAGCAGATGGAAAAGGTACAGGCTAAGACGGCACAGGTAACAAATCGAATAGAGCGGCAGACAGCCAGAATAGCAAACGCCTGGAAACGGGTAGGAGCTATTCTGGCATCGGTACTGAGCATTGCGGCTATTGTGGCATTTGGAAAATCATGTATTGACCTGGGAAGCAATTTGACGGAGGTGCAGAACGTTGTTGACGTCACCTTCGGCGCCATGTCCGGCAGGTGGATGCATTTGCAAAAGATGCAGCAAAAGCATTCGGCCTGTCGGAGACTATGGCGAAGAAGTATATGGGTACATACGGCGCTATGGCTAAGTCATTCGGTATAACAGGAAAAGCCGGATACGATATGTCAGCAGCCATAACGGGCCTTACAGGTGATGTGGCATCATTCTATAACCTCTCTCAGGATGAAGCCTACACGAAGCTTAAGAGCATATTTACAGGAGAGACAGAAAGTCTTAAGGACCTTGGCGTAGTCATGACCCAGACAGCCCTGGACCAGTACGCTCTTAATAACGGATTTGGAAAAACAACAGCAAAGATGACTGAGCAAGAAAAGGTCATGTTGCGGTATCAGTTTGTTATGTCCCAGCTTTCGGATGCATCAGGAGACTTTGCCAGGACAAGCAACTCCTGGGCCAACCAGGTACGCATTTTGCAGCTACAGTTTGAGGCCCTGAGAGCAACAATAGGCCAGGGCCTTATCAATGCCTTTACGCCCGTAATCCAGGTTATTAATACCATCCTTGCAAAGTTGCAGACGTTAGCTGAGTACTTCCGGGCTTTTACGGTTGCTATATTTGGTGATGCAGCAGGCGGGAGTGGGAGTGTGGCAGATTCTATGGATTCCGCAGCTGGTTCTTCTGGGAACATTGCAGATAACATGGGGAGTGCGGCAAACTCAGCTAAGGAAATGAACCGGCAACTTGCCAAATTTGACGAGCTTAATAATCTAAGTTCTACCGTAATTCTGGTGGTGCTGGAGGCGGAGAAGGCGGCGGGGGTATCCTGGGAGACCTGGACCTTGGTATGGATAATGTGCAGGCTGAGGCGGATAAGATATCCAATAAAATAATTGATGCCTTTAAGGCGGGGGATTATTATTCCGTTGGCGCTTATATTGGCGCCGCCATCACAGATGCCTTGCGGAAAATCAATTGGAATGATGCCTATGAATCTGCAAGAAATTTCGGACGTGGTTTTGCGCAGTTCCTTAATGGTCTTATATCTCCAGAGCTATTCTGGGAAGTGGGACATTCCATTGGTGGGGCACTCAATACGGCCCTGTATGCGGCATTAGAATTTGGCAAGGATTTTGATTGGTCCAACTTTGGATTATCCATAGCAGCAGGAATAAACGGATTTTTCTCGACCTTTGATTTTTCTGCCCTTGGAAGTGCGGCATCAGTGTTCGTGATAGGATGGCTGGATACCATTGCAACAACCCTGGAGAATACGGATTGGTTTATGGTAGGACAGAAAATCGGAGAGTTTTTGGCAGCCCTTGACTGGGATACAATCCTTGCAATGACAGGAAGGCTCATTATCGCAGCTATTAATGCTGGAATTAAGTTTTTTGCTGGACTTATGGATGCGGCACCAATAGAAGCAGCTATTATAGCATCTATAGCAGGATTTAAATTTGTAGGAATTGCTGGAATAATAGCAAAGGGAATACTGGCCTCAATTGCATCCACAGGTATTACTTTAGAAGGAATTAAATTGGCTCTTACTGGGCTTACCGTAGGCTTTGTGGGTGGCCCTGCGTTTGATGTTATTGGTAATGCTATCATTGGTGGTATTGATGAATTTATTAGAGAAAACTTTGGTGAAAGTGCCCTCAATGCAATGGGAGAGGGGCTTCTTGTTTCTGTTAGTGCAGGTATAGGGGCTATGTTTGGAGGTCCAATAGGAGCTTTAGTGGGCGGAATAATTGGGCTTCTGCTTGATACAATCAGAGGCGGAGAATGGGCAACTAAATTCTGGAAAGGTTTTGGAGATATGCTCTTTAACTGGAGCTTCACTAAATCATTACTGGAAACATCGAAGGGATTTTTTAAAGAAGCATTTAAAACGGACAATTTTTTAGTTTTTGGAGAAAATATTATTGCGGGAATAGCCTCTGGTTTTACTGCGGCTATATCATGGTTTCTTGAACCAATTGGAGATTTTTTTACTTTTGTCGTAGACAGCATATGTTCAGTTTTTGATTCCCATTCTCCAGCAAAGACCATGGAACCACACGGTGAAAATATACTGCTGGGAATCATTGAAGGGTTTAGAGCTACATTTGGAGAATGGACGGAATCACTTAATGAATGGTATAACCAGCATATCGCTCCATGGTTTACAATACAGAAATGGAGTGATTTATATAATATTATTAAAACCAGCCTCAAAACAAAGTGGGACGAAACTGTACTGCAATGGAAAACAGATATTCAGAACTGGTGGAATCAACATGTCACAAAGTGGTTTACTAAGGAGAAGTGGACATCTGGCCTTAATGGAATAAAAGAAGGATTTAAGGCAGCATTTAATGCAGCGGTAGATGCAGCCAAACAGATATGGAATGATTTTGCCGAATGGTTAAATGAGAAGCTTACATTTACGATTGACCCAATTACAGTCATGGGTAAGACAGTATATGAAGGCGGAGAGATTAGCCTTGGGAAGATACCCACATTTGCGAGTGGAGGATTCCCGGATAAAGGACAGCTATTCCTTGCCAGCGAAGCAGGACCGGAAATGGTTGGTCGGATTGGTGGCAGAACTGCTGTGGCTAATAAGGACCAGATTACTGATGGAATTGCAACGGCGGTATATACTGCTAATACGGAACAGAACCGGCTGTTAAGAGAACAAAATGACCTGCTTAGGGCGATACTTGCAAAGCCAGGGGTGAATAAGGATGATGTAGTTGACCTGTGGAAGTCAGGGGCTGGTGAGTATAGGAAAGAAACCGGCAGACAATTAGGATTAGCGTATTAACATTTTTCCCCGTATCTGCTATACTCTGTGTATCAGGTATGGGGAGGTTGTTTTGATGAAGGAGTTGCAGAAGAGTATTCCATTACATGTTGAGGACTTTAGAGAAGAGCATTATAAATTATTGAGAAGACTTGATGGGCACCCAGTTGATTGTGAATTTCAGGGATTAATGAGCTTACAATTAGACATAAAAACCTTTATTCCTGTGTTGTTAGAATTGGGATTAATAAGAATTGGAACATGTAGGGAGGCATTAGAAACCTTAAAAACAGATTCGTTGAAAGAAATAATGAAAATAAATGGCATTAAAACAGGTGGGAAAAAGGACGAGCTTATTAATAGAATAATTAGTAATATTGATGAAGCCACTATAAAATCCGCTAACTGTTACCACGATGTGTATGTCCACACATGTGAAGGTAAGGCGGTTATTGAAGCGTCATATGCTAAGCAGGAAGAAGATAAAAAAGATTTTATGCACCAGGCTATTTCTCTAATAATGAATGGGGATTTAAGTAATGCCTATAAAGTAATATGTGAAAGAAACATCAAAGAATCTACTTTTAGAGGGTTTGGGATTGATTGGAATGAGGAAAGAAAAAAAGGGGTTTCTGATGACTTGCATAAATTATATAAAGAGGAATTGCAAAGAAATGCATATGATATTTGCTCAGCAATAGCTGTATTTTCTGAATTATCAGGGGATTCGATATCGAATGTTGTTAAGTTAGTATCGAAAATGTTTCCATCAGAAAATCAAGATGAGAAATCAGTACAATATGTGAGTTCGAGATTATCAACGCAGAGGGAAATGATGGAGTGTTTAGCCTATGGTGAAGATTCTGTCATTTTTAATGCCAGTTTGGATGAAACAACTTGTCCTATTTGCGGTAAATTGGATGGGAAAAGAATAAAAATAACTGATGGTAAGATTGGGAAAAATCTTCCACCAATACATGAAGGATGTCGCTGTACTTTAGTGGGTGGAATGACACAAACAGAATTACAGTCTACTACGCGTAGGCACAGAAATCCTCAAACGCACAAGAGTGAATTAATTCCATATATGACATATAGTCAATGGAAAAAGAAATATATGAACTAAAATGCTGCACCTGGGAAACTGGGTGCTTTTGTTATGCCCAGAAAGAGGTGGTGCTTATGTCTGCATACAAAGGCTGGCTATTAAAATTCGATGGACGAGAGTTTCCTATGGACTTCATATCCCACGCTTCGTACAATGCAACCCCGGACCAGAGACAGGATGAAGATTCCTACCAGGACGGATATGGGATATTACACCGAAATGTGTTGCCGCATACCAGAACAAAAATCGAGTGGTCTACTCCGTTTATGCATCTGGCTGACAAGATAAGGATGCAATCATATTTCCCGGACCGTGTGACCATGGAGGTAGAATACTGGAACGATGAGAGGAACGCATATGTTACAGGGACTTTTTACGTACCAGACATCCAATTCCCGTATTATGACGCCAGCGAAAACGATATACGATATAATCCCATCCGTATTGCACTAATTGAGTATTAAGGAGGTGGTAAGGTGCTGGATGTACCAGAGTTTGTGAAACAGAGATGCCGTGGAGACAATAACAGGACGGAGACAGTGAAACATCTGGAGCTGTCTTTTTTTAATGGCGGGGTTGATACACTGTATCCAGCAAATGACCTGTACCCAGCCGATAACCTGTATCCATCTGACGCGGGGACCCCGTGGCTGACCATCCCAATGGCGCAGATATGTGCGGAGACATTGAGCCTAACCGAAAACTTGTCCTCCGGGAGTAACATCATCTGGGGAAGCTGCGAGGCGGCTAAGTTTGTGGTTACAGTAGCCGACGTAGAGGACGAGATTGAGGGCCGGGAGTTTACTGCTGCGCTGAGTATAGGTGATTATAAGATGGCCTATGGAATCTATGTAGTTGACAGTGTAGTAAAGCAGGCCGACCGCAGAAAGCGGAAAATCACGGCCTACGACCGGATGATTAAGTTTGATGTGGATGTCTCAGACTGGTACCATGCAATGTACCCCACAGACGATACCACGCATACCATCCAGGAGTTGCGGGACAGTCTATGCGAGCACATAGGAGTACCACAGCAGCAGACAGTGCTAATCAATGACGAGATGGTGGTTGGCAAGACTATCAGCCTGAATCTTTGTGCGGCCGGGATGTGCTTAAGGCTATCTGTGAGATTAATGGTGTGTTCGGCCACTTTGACCGCACTGGCATGTTGACGTATATCAGCCTCCAGGATACCGGCCTGTATCCGTCTGATACCCTGTATCCTGGAGACGACCTGTATCCGCAGTCTGGATGGGCTGCGGCGGAGGAACTGGAATATTATAGGTCCATCACCTATGAGGATTACCTGATAGATGGCATTGACCGAGTACAGGTCCGGCAGGAAGAAGGGGACATAGGCGCCGTGGTTGGCTCAGGCAGCAACGCCTATGTGGTAGAAGGAAACTTTCTGGCTTATGGCCTTGGGAGCGCAGACCTTACCAAACTGGCTTGGTCCATTTATGATTCCATTGCTGGCAAAACATACAGGCCGGCTAAGATAGTCTCTTATGCTATGCCGTGGATAGAGGTGGGAGACGGCCTGCGGGCAATCACCACGGATACAGAGATAGCTACATTTGTGCTTACCCGGACCATGAGCGGCATACAGGCCATGATGGATACCGTTGAGGCAAAGGGAACCAAGACCCAAGGACAGAGTTTTGGTGTTGAGAATGAAATCATCCAATTGAAAGGCAAGACAGCCGTTATAGTGCGTAGTGTGGACGAGGTATCAGCCACGGTGACAGACCTGGAGAAACATACCACGGCTCAATTAAAGGTAGTGTCTGACCAGATAACCGCAGAAGTTAAGCGGGCCACTGACCAGGAAGTAGAGCTGGCAGCTGCTATAAGTGTGGCCGCAGACAAGATAGATTTAAAAGTAAGTAAGGGAGATGTGTGTACCCAAATCACTGCTGAATCATCCAACGGAGGGCAGATTATCCTGAATGCTCCGGGTGCACTCATTATTAATGCTGGAAATACAAAACTGGATGCTGGCGGCCATATGGAACTGACTGGGGCCACTTTCCACGGGTGCGTCAATACTGGTTCCATGGGAGCGGATGTAATAAACGCAAATCATGTAGAGACTGACCGTCTGAATTGTGATGGAAGTATGACCGTAAATGGAAGTGCAACATTGAATGGTATAACCTATGCAAATCGGATAAGCTGTTATTCTATCTATAGTGAATTGGCGGGGTCCACATGGTCAGACAAACGGTTGAAGAAGGGAATTCGCAATATAGCACTGGAAGATGCCAGAAGTCTCATATTAGGGCTAAAAGGTGTTACATATAAGACCAAGCGTAGCGGCATGGATGCAATGGGCTTTGTGGCGCAGGATGTTGTTAAACTGCTGCATAAACTGGAACTGAGTTATCCTTTGGTGGACCGCTATGACGGATACTTGGCGCTGCAATACCAGAACTTAATTCCATTGATAATCGCAAATGAACAGGCAGAGCATCAGGATATAAAACAGATTATGATGGACATAAAGCAAATTAAGGAGGATTTGTATGGAAAGTAAAATGCTGGTCTACAGCCAAAATGATGTACAGGCGATTACGGATTACATTAATGGATTAGTTTTTAAAGGAGTGGCTGAGGCAAGGAAATTATCTACAATGGCTACAATATTGGAGTCTGGAAAACCATTGGAGGATTATTTAAATGTGAAAGGAAGCGGTAAGAATGGGACTACTGAGCAGGATGAGCAGGGCAGCAACAGCGCTGACTAAATATTATATTCCGTATACCTGGCGGAATAAGCCAAGTATAGTATCGCCGGTTAATGAGGTGAACTTAAACCACATAGAGGATGGAATCAATGAGCTGGATAACCGTATTCTGATACTGGCTCAGGATAAGGCGGACGCTGCGGATGTGGCGAACGTCATCATTGATTTTACCATGGATGATACCACAGGCGTCATGACCTTCACACGTTTTGATGGTTCAACCTTTACGCATGACACGGCTGTTGAAAAGATTGCGCTTAATTGCTATCTGGAGGGTGACAGTTTTGTGCTGGAGCTGGCCGACGGGACCAAACAGAAGGTGTCCCTAAGCAAGTTTATCGACACTTACACGTTTTCCTCCACGGATACCATCAGGATAACCGCGAACGGAAAAAATATCTCTGCGGACATACCAGACGGGAAAATCACCCTCGCCAAGTTGGAACCGACCATACTGTCAACCATTCGCCAGTACACCCTGGATGCGCAGACGGCCAAAGGTGTGGCGGAACAGGCAGCCAGTACGGCGCAGGGCTGGGCCATCGGAGGCACCGGATTCGAAGGCAATAATGCAAAATATTATGCAAGCAAGTCACAGAGGTATGCGGTTGGCGGTGTAGAAGAAGGAGATGCAAAAGATAATGCAAAGGCATACTGCGAGGCGGCTAAAGGTTATGCAGACCAGTGCGCAGGGGTTGCGGAATTTGACGGTACGGCCACATCAGTGTCAGCAACAGATACACATAGCCTTGGAAGCACGAATGTGCAAGGACAGTTGGATGCCCTGGCTGATGGATTGAATAACATAGACATGTCCGCCTCCAGTGTGACAGCGGTGGATACCCAGGGCATTGCTGTAAATGCTGGGGAAAGCAGTACTGTGCAGGCATTGATTGATGTCATTGCCGATAAGGTTATGACTAAGCTATTAGAAAAAACTGCCATAGTGCAGGTGGAGTCCACAGCCACAAATACAGTCCCATCCAGCGCATATTTTAAGCAGGTCAAAGATGATATAAATAGCAATTTAGCTGGATTAATAACTGTTATAGATGCGACCTCTCCAGCGACAACAAATCAAACTGTCAAGGTCTGTAGTTTTCCATCTGGGTATACTTGGAACAA